ACTGCGGTTTGTGCAACCCTGGGAACTTTTCTCACGTGACCATTCTTTGAGACGGCGAGGTGATGTACCGTGGCGAGCCCGATCCCCAAGCACCCAAGCGTCCGCGCTCGTCGTCATGCGCAGAACTCAGGCTTCAAGCAGCTCCCGGCGGACGGCATCCCGGTCGACAAGCGCCCAGCGTGGCCGCTGCGACCTGATCCGACGATGACGGCTGAGCTGGAGCTGACGCAGGACAAGATCGCTGGGATGCAGGCCGACCTTGCCGAGTGTGAGGATGGCCGCACGAGAGGCAGGCTGCGCAAGGACATCGGTGCAGCCGAGCTTCGGGCTGCAATTCTCAAGGCGAAGCTTGCCGAGGCCGGCGACGCGGAGCTTGAACTGTGGACGCAGCTTTGGGGCACGCCACAGGCTGCGCTCTGGGAGTCGGTGGCCTTCCAGCGGACTCTCGCCGTGTTTGTGCGCTATCAGATTCGCGGTGAGCAAGGCGATCTAAAGTGCGCTGCCGAGGCGCGGCAGATCAGCGACCGCCTCGGCCTGTCGCCGATGGCGCTGCAGAAGTTGCGCGCCGAGATCGAGAACGCTGAGGCCGCTGAGGATGCTGGCCGTAAGCGCCGCGGATCGAGTGCGCTCGCCGCTCCCCCGGCATCGGACGAGGGCGATGACCCGCGGCTTGTGCTGGTGGGCTGATGTCGACGCTGATCGTCCCGAAGTTGGACGAGCAGCCGTGGCCGACGCTGGGGCCGCAGATCGCGGCGTTCATCGAGGAGCGTGCGATCTTCGGGCCGGGCTCGCTCAAGGGGCAGCCTGCGCGGCTGGATGCTGACAAGAAGGCGGCGCTGTATCGGCTGTATGAGGTGTACCCGCAGGGGCACCCGTTGCAGGGGCGGCGCCGGTTCAAGCGTGGCTCGATCTCGTGGCGTAAGGGCCTCGCGAAGACGGAGTTCATGGCGTGGGTCGCGTTCGCGGAGTTGCATCCTGAGGGGCCGGTGCGCTGCGATGGTTTCGACGCTCATGGGCGTCCTGTTGGGCGGCCGGTGAATGACCCGTACATCCCGATGCTGGCTGTGACGGCCGAGCAGGTCGAGGAGTTGGCGTATGGGGCGCTGAACGTGATGTGTAGCGAGGGGCCGGACGCGGACATGTTCGACGTCAGCCTTGAGCGCATCATCCGCTTGGACGAGTATGGGCGCGCCGACGGCAAGGCTGTGCCGCTGTCGAATAATCCTGGCGCGCGTGATGGTGCGCGCACGACGTTCCAGTGCTTCGACGAGCCGCACCGCCTGTACCTGCCGCGCGCGAAGAGCGCGCACGAGACGATGGTCGCGAACCTCGAGAAGCGCGTCCTCGAAGATCCGTGGGGCCTGTACGTCGGCACCGCCGGCGAACTCGGGCAGGAGTCGATCGCCGAGGGCATCCACGAGGAAGCGCTCGCGATCGAGCGCGGCGACATCGACGACCCGCAGCTGTTCCACTTCCACCGGGAGGCGGGCGGCACGTACGACATGTCGCAGCGCGAGCAGGTCATCGAGGCCGTGCGCGAGGCGACTGGGCCGGTCGGTGAGTACGGGCCGGGCCAGTTCGAGTCCATCGCGAAGCAGTGGGAGCGTCCGAGCGCCGACAAGGCGATGCTTGAGCGTCTTTGGCTGAACCGGTGGGTTCGTTCGGGGCAGCAGGCGTTCGACCCGAATGCGTGGGCCGATAATGGGCTGCTTGGCAGTATCCCTGACGGCGCGCTCGTCACTGCCGGTTTTGACGGCGCCCGCTACCGAGATTCGACGGCAATCGTAATCACCGAGGTTTCCTCGGGGCGGCAGGAGTTGTGGGCGCTGTGGGAGCGGCCCGCCGACGTCGACGAGTGGGAGCTTCCGCTCGACGAGCTGCGTGAGTCGATGAGCTACCTTTTCGAGGTCATGGACGTGTGGCGCCTGTACTGCGACCCGTTCTTCCTCGAGGAGACCGTCGCCGCATGGCAGGGACGCTGGCCGAAGAAGGTTTACGAGTGGCGCACGAACGTCGCCTCGACCGTCGTGCACGCCGTGCGCGCGTACCGCGAGGCCATCGCCTCTGGCGAGGTGCACTGGTCGCAGGGTGACCCGCAGGCCGCCGACCTCGCACGCCACATCGGCGCGGCCGGACGCCGACGCACGAACTTCGTCGACGACGACGGCCAGCCGCTGTTCATGCTGCAGAAGATCCATCCCGACCGGAAGTTCGACGCCGCGATGGCGGGGCTGTTGTCGTGGGAAGCCCGTCGCGACGCGATCTCGTCCGGTGTCACCCGTGCCCGCTCGTCCAAGATGCTCGTTTTCTGAGAGGTGGTGACGCATGGCTGAGGCCACCCCGGAACAGCTCGCGCTGATCAACGCTCTCGAGGCGAAGCGCGGCGCGTGGAAGACGGACATCGACAAGTTCGACGCGTACCTGCGCGGTAAGCAGCCGTTGTCGTTCCTCTCGGACGAGATGCGCGAAGAGTTTGGCGACAAGATCACCGACCTCGTCATCAACTGGCCGCAGCTCGTCGTCGACACGTACGAGAACCGCCTCGACGTCGAGGGATTCCGCTTCCCCGGCGAGTCCGAGGGCAGCGAAGAGCTGTGGGCGATCTGGCAGGCGAACGACATGGACGAGCAGTCGATGCTCGGGCACGTCGACGCGCTCGGCCTCGCCCGCGCTTGCGTCATCGTTGGCGCGCCCGACGACCCGGACGCGGCGCCGATCATCACCGTGGAGTCTGCGCTCGACTGTGCTTGGACGCGCGACCCGCGCACCCGCAAGGTCACGGCCGCGATGAAGCGGTGGACGGGCGGCGACGACGGCAAGACGGACATGCTCAACCTGTACGAGACTGAGCGGACGTCGACGATGTCGAAGGGTAAGACCGGCTGGGGCGTCGTCGAGGTCGACGAGCATGGTCTCGGCGTGGTGCCCCTCGTTCCGCTGGTGAACCGCCCGCGCATCAAGTACCCCGACGGGTTCTCCGAGATCGAGGCGATCATCGGGCTCGCGGACGCCGCGAACAAGATGGCGACCGACATGATGGTCTCCGGCGAGTACCACGCGATGCCGAGGCGCTGGGCGTTCGGCCTCAAGCGTGACGACTTCGTCGACGCGAATGGCGCCCTCAAGAATGCTTGGTCGGTTATCAAGGGCCGGCTGTGGGCGAACGAGAATCCGGACGTGAAGGTCGGCCAGTTCAGCGAGTCTGACCTCAAGAACTTCCACGACACGATCCGGCTGCTAGCGGCGATGGTGTCGCACCTGACGGCGCTTCCGCCGTACTACATCGCCTTCGAGGGCGGGAATCCGACGTCGGCGGACGCGATCCGCGCGTCTGAGGCACCGCTTGTGAAGCGGATCGAGCGCAAGCAGGTCGCGTTCGGTGCGACGTGGGAAGAGGTCATGCGCCTGTGCATGCTCATTGTGGGCGGCGAGGTGCCTTATGGTGCGGAGCAGCTCGAGACGGTGTGGCGTGACCCGTCGACGCCGACTGTCGCGCAGATGGCGGACGCGGTGACGAAGAAGGTCGCGACGCGTGGCGCTGATGGGCGTCCGCTGATCCCGACGGAGCAGGCACGCATCGACCTTGGCTATACGCCGGCGGAGCGTCAGCTCATGACGGAGATGGAGCGCGACTCACATGCGCTTGATCCGGTGAACGCGCCGTACCTGCAAACCCCGGCGGTCTCTGATGTCGCGGGCGTTTCCTGACGCGGCGACGAGCCTGTACATGGCGCAGCAGCGCCGCCTTTCACGTCTGAACCGCACCTTGTCGGCGCGGTGGCGGTGGATGGGTAGCGACTTCGATGTGTCGTGGCAGCTCGTCAGTGGCCTCATTGCTGCGGATGTCACGCAGGCGCAGGGCGGTGCGGCGCAGGACGCGATCGACGCGGCCGCACTCGTCATCCCGAGCGCCGACATGCTCGCCGCCCCCAGACCGGCAGGCTTCGCCGGCATCGCCTCTGATGGGCGCGACCTGACGTCGCTACTGTACGGCGCTGTCGTGAAGGCGAAGAGCGTCGATGCAGAGTCCATCGCCGAGCGCCTCGAGGCGGGCCGACTGTGGCTCGTCGGCGCGGCGGAGACGCAGGTCGCGGATGCGACACGCCTCGCATCGTCGGTGTCGACGGCCGCGAGCTCGTACTACGGGTATCAGCGTCTCGTCGCGCCTGGCTGCTGCAAGCGGTGTGCGGCGCTCGCGGGTAAGGAGTTCCGCTGGAACGACGGCTTCCTGCGGCATCCTCGCTGCCGGTGCGTGCATGTTCCCCTGCGCGAGAAGCGCAGCGGATACACGAACGACATCGACCCATCGCAGGTGCGCGATCTGACGAAGGCGCAGCGCCGCGCGATCGACGACGGCGCCGACATGACGGCCGTCATCAACGCTGATCGTGGGCGCTCACGAAACGGCATGACGACGAGCGAGGGCACCACGAAGCGCGGCTGGCACGCGTACGTGCAGCGCGCGATCGACCATGAGCAGGGAGCGAGCACGGCGTACACGACGACCGGGTACCGGCAGCAGGGGTTCGTGAAGAACTACCCCGTCAGGCGCGTGTCGAAGCAGCGTCTCACTCCGGAGGCGATCTATCGGCTGTGCGGCAATGACCGTGACGCCGCGATCCGCCACCTCGCCGCGAACGGGTACCTCGTCGCCGGCCATTCCCCGTCCGACGTCGCGCGTATCGCGCTCGGACGCACCTAGACCATCGGCACCGCAACGGCGCCGACACCATGCACCGAAACGGAGCACCCATGTCTGACGAGCAGACGATCGAACAGCAGGACGTCGAGCAGGCCGAAACGGTCGAGACGTCGCATGACTCTCATGAGGCGCCGGCCGCTGAGCCGAAGCCGACCGAAACGGTCGACTTCTGGAAGGCGAAGGCGCGCGAGCAGGAGAAGCGAGCGAAGGCAAACGCTGATGCCGCGACGAAGCTCAAGGAGATCGAGGACCGCGACCTGTCCGAGCTGGAAAAGGCGCAGCGCGCAGCGAAGGAGTACGGCGACGAGCTCGCCGCGCTCAAGGCTCGCGCCCTGCGCAACGAGGTCGCACTCGCCAAGGGCATCCCCGCTGAACTCGCGGGCCGCCTGCAGGGCGAGACCGAGGAGGAGCTCGCCGCCGATGCGGACAAGCTCCTCGCGCTCGTCGGAACCCCGAAGCGCACCCTGCAGCCCGACAAGGGTCAGGGCGCGCGTGAGACCTCCGCTGAGGCCGATGCCGACGCGGAGTACCGCAAGTACTTCCCGACTGACTGAAAGGCGTAGGACTCATGGCTGAGTACCTCCCGATCTACCTTCCCGGCCAGCGCCTCACGCTGAAGGCGTCGGCCCCGATCACGGCTGGTCAGCTGCTCGAGGTGTCCGGCGACGGCACCGTCGCGCCCGCTGCCGCTGGCTCCCTCAAGACCGTCGGCGTCGCCGGCTTCGATGCCGCGCAGAACGACAACGTGACGGTCTACGCGGGTGGCGTGCAGAAGCTCGTCGCTGCAGGCCCCGTCACGGCCGGCGACCAGGTCGCTGCTGCCGCTGCCGGCAAGGCTGCGACCGGCACGACCGGCGTCCTCGGCGTCGCCCTGTCCACCGCTGCAGATGGCGCGTCTGTTCGCGTCCTGTTCAACCGCTGAAAGGACGTGAGCTGACACATGGCTACGTACCCCCAGAACATCGCGCTCGACGCCGTCGCGGCGATGCGCCTCATGCAGAAGCCCGAGATCGTCGCGCGGCGCATGCAGGAGCTCGGCGACCTGCGCTACATCGGAACGTCGCTGCTCAAGGGCCGTCAGAACTCCGTCGGCGGCGCCGTCGGCTACGAGATGGCCGAGGGCATCTTCGCGGATGACGCACCCGAGGTCGTCGCGCCTGGCGCCGAGTACACCCTCACGACGATCGGTGACGGCCCGGCCGGCACCGCCCGCGTCGCGAAGTGGGGCAAGGACTCCATCGTCACCGACGAATCGATCAAGCGTCGCGCGATGGACCCGGTGAACAAGGGCCTGCTCAAGCTCGTGAACTCGGCTGCGCTCGTCATCGACAAGTCGTGCACGTCGGTTATCGCGTCGGCCGTCACGAACACCGCCGCAGCTGCGGCGAAGTGGTCGACCGGCCCGGACACGATCCTGCAGGACATCATGCTCGCGCAGGCCAAGGTGACCGGCCTGAACATGGGCTACCAGCCGGACACGCTGCTCGTCGACGACACGACGTGGGCCTACCTCGCGTCGAACAAGAACATCGCGACGCTGATGGCGCGTGAGACGCAGGACAACCCGGTTTACACGGGTCGCTTCCAGATCCTCGCGGGCCTGCAGGTCGTGCATGTGCCGGCCGCGAACCTTCCTGGTGGCGCCGGTACGAGCGCGTACATCCTCGACTCGAACCAGCTTGGCTTCATCGCCAAGGAGGACCTCGGTGGCGGCTACCAGTCCGCCGGCGACCTCGTCGAGACGAAGGTCATCCGCGACGACTACACGGACTCGTACCGCATCCGTGCGCGTGCGAACTTCGCGCCCGTCGTCACCGACCCCGGTGCCGGTTTCCGCATCACGGGTGTCGCCTGATGGCTGCTCGCACTAAGGAGATGCCGAAGGGTGACGTCGAGGTCGTCGAGGCTCCGGTCGAGAAGTCGACCGGCCTCGTCGTCACGGCGGCGATGGTCACGGCGCGCGACAAGGCAGGCCGCCCGTTCAGCCTGTTCGCTGGCGATGTCGTCACCGACAAGATCGGCGACGACTCGCTCGAGCACCTGAAGTCGCTGGGCTTCGTGAAGGAAGCCTGAGAGGGGGTGGCCTGTGGCTGTTGTGAGTGTCGATGACGTCGCGAAGGGCATGGGCCGCCCCGTCGACGAGCTGAATGAGGGTCAGGTTGGGCAGGCGATCGAGGACGCTGAGACGCTGCTTCGCATCAAGCTCGGCGACCTCACTTCCCTCGACCAGGACGTGCTCAAGCTCGTCGTGCGTCTCGCGGTGACGGACTACGTCCAGAACCCCGAGGGCGCGGCCGAGGAGTCGTGGACGATGGATGACGCGTCGCACACGGTGAAGCGCGGCGGCGCGCCTGATGGACGCGTGTCGATCCTGCCCGAGTGGCTGGAGTGGCTGCGTCCGCCGTCGTCGGGCGGTTCGTTCTCGATCGCGCCGGGGTGATGTGCGTGAGCTTCACTCCCCCGCCCGCGGCGCGGTTCGCTCGCGGCTCTGAATCCCTCATGGTCGACGAGTGTCGCGTGGAGGTGCCTGGTGGTGTCGTGACTGACCCGGACACGTTGCAGGACGTCGTGTCGTGGCGTGTGCTGTATGAGGGCAAGTGCCGGTTGCAGCGTGTGAACGTTCAGGCCGCCGAGGTTGAGGCGGCTGCTGCGTTCGCCGGTAAGACGCCGACGGATTTGCGGTTGCCGCTGAGTGCGCCTGAGTTGCCGAATGAGGCGCGTGTGACGGTGACTCGGCATGCGCGTCTCGTCGGCCGTCAGATGACGGTGAAGGGCCGCTCATTCCAGACCTTCGAGCGTGATGCTCGGTATGCGTGCGAGGGGGTGGACTGGTGACGGAACTTTCCCAGCTTGCGGCGGCGCTTGGTCGCGTGTCGACGACGCGCGCTGTGGTGCCTGTGGTGCAGGCGTCGAAGGTGGCGGCGACGAATGTCCTGAAGCAGCAGGCGTCTGGGCATCGTCACGCGAGGGGCTTGCCTGGCGCGATGAAGGGCGAGTCCATTCTCGGCGGTCTCGGTTACGAGTCCGGCCCGGAGGCGCGTGGCGTCGGCAAGCTCGAGAACCTGTACTACTTCGGCAGCTCGCGGATGGCGCCGCAGATCCCTGACCCGGTGATCGCGTTGCGTGCTGAGGCTCCCGTGGTGGAGCGCAAGATCGCCGACGCGGTGTGCGCGGAGATCGTGAGGCGGCTGTGAGGCCGGCGCTGCCCGACTCGCATGCGCAGGCGCTGTTCGCCGCGGTGAAGGTTGCTGTCGGTGGTGTCGTGACGTACCTCGATGAGGTGCCGGATGATCCGCCATACCCGTACGTCGTCGTCGAGTCTGATTCGGCGCAGTCGTCGCCGGAGTCCGTGGGTGACGTCAACGAGCTCGGCACCTTCCACCCGCGCGTCCTCGTCGCCGCGTTGTCGCCGGCGAAGGTGCGACAGGTGCGCGATCGTCTCGAGGCGCTGTACGACTCGGCGACGCCGATCGTTGGTGGGCGCCTCGTCGAGGTGGAGAAGCTCGTCGCCGGCAACATCGCGCGCGACCCCGACCTTGCGCGGCCCGTGTGGTGGTGCCGCGATCAGCTCGAGGTGCGCTCGTACGCCGCCTGACCCAATCGAACAACGAACTGAGGGCCGTCCCGATAGGGGTGGCCCTTTCGCATTCCCAAGAAAGGCCCGACATGGCTGATCTCGACGGATTCGTGGACGCGTACGACGCCGCCAATCACGGCAAGAAGGTTCGCGTTCCCGAGCACTTCCTGGGCGATGACTCGCCCTTCCCGAACCTGCGCGCGACGCCCCTGTCGCGTGGCAAGAAGTCCCCGGATGCCGGGGCAACGACCGACTCTGAGGAGAAGAAGTAATGCCCTTGGCTCTGGCGGCCGGCACGACGAAGCTGGCCCTTTTCTCGTCCATCCCCGGCGCATCTGAAGCGGAGCGTAAGGCTCTGCCGGCGTCCGTCTTCACGGGCGCGGGTGTCATCGACGCTGCGTGCCGGATCGCGAAGTCTGACTTCAAGCTTGGCGCGAAGGAGGACAAGACGGTCACCGACCCGGCACTGTGCGATCAGGTCGAGTCTGAGGTGCCGACGTTCGCGCAGTACGAGGGCAGCATCACGCCTTTCCGCTACTTCAAGGACGGCAAACCGGAGGCTTCGACGAGCCCTGGCGGCGAGGTCGGCGACGCGGTGTACCAGGCGCTGAAGACGATGGGCACGCGTCTGTGGATCGCTCGTCGCGACACGTCGAAGAAGTCGACTGAGGCGTGGGCGCAGGGTGACGAGTACGAGCTTTTCGAGGTCGTCACTGGCTCCCCGCAGCAGGTCGAGGGTGAGGGCTACATCAAGCGTCCGATCACGCTGTATGTGCAGCGCGCTTGGACGGGTGTCGTCGCGGCCTGACCGCTCCCCCATTCACCCCGCCCGCGGCCACCTCTGCCGGTCGCGGGCGGGGCTTCCACACCCTGAGGCAGAGGGGTCTCTAGCAGAGGAGAGATGGATATGAGCAAGAAGCAGAGCGCGAAGACGGACGACTTCAAGCTGCCGGAGTGGCTCGCCGACGACGAGTACGGCTCGGAGACGTTCGAGGTGTTCACGCACCCGAAGACGAAGCAGTACTTGCAGGCTCGTGCCGCGCATGATGTGGCGCGCGAAGAGTTCGACAAGCTTGAGGCTGAGCTGCTCGCGCCTGTCGATGAGGAGCTCGCGCCGGACGTCGCGGTCGGTGACATCGACCCGCGGCAGGAGCGCCTCGAGGCGCTCGCGGTCGAGATCGGCGAGGCTGTGGCGAAGGTCAACGAACTCGCGCCGGCGGTGCGTGAGACGGCGCACGAGATCGTCGTCGTGGACAAGCTGACGCTTGACGAGCTCAGCGAACTCGGCAACCTCGAGTCCGAGGGGCCGTTCATGGAGCTGCTCGCGCAGGTCGCGACGATCGACGGGGACGAGCTGCCTGCCGAGGGGTGGCGCAAGCTGGCGCGCAAGTGTGGCGTCGGGCAGTGGGCGAGCCTGCAGCATGACGTCCTGGATTACCTGGGTACGCCGGGGGTGACGCCGGATTTCTCGCCGCTCACCTCGCCGACCATCCGCGAGTAGTCGATTACGTCGAGGCGGCGCGCTCGTGGGGTGTGCCGCCGTCGACGCTGATCGGCACGGGCCAGGGTGAGTGGACGGACAAGGATCGTCTGATTGCGGTGGCGCTGCATCTGCATGAGCGGTCGCTGTGCTCGGGGTGTTCGGGGCCGCTTGCTGAGTGGGATACCGAGCAGGACTACGTGCCGCAGGAGCACACGTGCCCGAAGTGTGCGGCGCAGGAGAAGTACCGCGCCGAGCATGACCATCCTGAGCCGGGCGTGAAGGTTGCGTTCGTGAAGGAGAGTCCGGAGCCGGACGTCGACGACGAGTTCGCGCCGGTCTTCGAGTGACTACCGGCCGATGCGCTGGTCGCGTTTCGCGTGACCCCACCACAGGGCGCCGCACGTTACGGCTAGGACGGCACAGACGAGCGCGCCGGCGGTTTGGGTTCGGCTCGCGTTCTGCACGGCGAGCAGCAGGAAAACAGCGGTCAGGGCGGCGAACGCGTCGCGCGATTTCAGCATGACCCAAACCTAACTGAACAGGAGGCCGCTCGTGGCGATTCAGCGTTCCGTGGTGATCCGTCTTGTCGCTGACGTGCGTGGCATGTCGGCGGGTATGGATGAGGCTGAGCGGTCGGTGACGCGTCTGGATCGTCGTGTGGCGGCGATGTCGCGTGCGGTGCGGGCTGCTGCGGCTGAGTCGGCGCAGGCGTCGCAGCGTGTCGCGGCGGCGAAGCGTGTCGAGGTGTCGATGACGGAGCGTGCGGCTGCGGCTGAGCAGCGGGCGACGTCGGTGCGTGCGGCTGCGTCTGCGGCGGCGACGCGTGTTGGTGAGGCTGAGGCGCGCCTGGAGGCTGTGCGTTCGTCTGGTGCGGCGTCGGCTGCGCAGATCGCGGCGGCTGAGCAGCAGGTGACGCGTGCTCGTGCGCGTCATGATGCGGTGACGAATGCGGCGGCGTCGGCTGAGCAGCGGTTGACGGCGGCGCAGGAGTTGCAGGCTCGTGCGGCGGCGCAGGTGACGGCTGCTGAGGAGCGCGCTACGGCTGCGACGAATGCGCACGCGGCGGCGGCTCAGCGCAGCATCGCGCGTACGCAGGCGTGGAATGCGGCGGCCGGGAAGATGGCGATGGTCGGCGGCACGATCGGCCTCGGTCTCGGTCTCGCGGTCAAGCAGTTCATGGACTTCGACGAGGCCATGTCAGGTGTGCGCGCGAACCTGTCGGGCACACCGGCTGAGATGGATGCGGTGCAGAACGCGGTGCGCCAGGCGGGCGCCGCGTCCGTTTTCTCGGCGACGGAGGCCGCGAACGCTGCGGAGGAGCTCGCGAAGGCTGGCTTGAAGGCGGCGGACATCACCGGTGGCGCGCTCACGGGTTCCATGGACCTCGCGGCAGCCGGTGGCGTGGGCCTTGCTCGCGCGGCCGAGGTCGCAGCGACCGCGATGGCGCAGTTCCACCTGAAGGGCCAGGACGTCGCGCACATCGCTGACGTCATGGCTGCCGGCGCGCTCGCCTCGACTGCATCCATCGACTCGCTCGCGCAGGGCATGGCCCAGGGCGGTGGCATGGCTGCGTCGCTCGGCATGAGCCTCGAGCAGACCGTCGGCGCCCTGAGCCTTTTCGACCAGAACGCGCTCAAGGGCAGCGATGGTGGTACGTCGCTCAAGACGATGCTGATGTCGCTGACGCCAAACTCGCTCGCCGCTGCTACGGCGATGGAGGACATCGGCCTGCAGGCGTTCGACGCGAACGGAAAGTTCGTGGGCCTGACGACCGTCGCCGAGCAGCTCAAGAATGGCATGAAGGACATGGGCGAGGAGC